CACCGTTAAGCCGGTATTGCACCGCTTCGATGAACCGGCCCCCGTTGTCGGGCAGCGCGGCTAGGGTCACGAGACCGGCCCCCGTCAGCGCCCAGTCGGCCAGAGTCATGGCGTGAGGAACGGTTAGCACTGACCACGACGCCTGCCAGTTTTCTGTGAAATACTGCGCAGCGTTTGTTGTAGCGGGGCTTGGATAATTGTTTGTAGATGATGGGTAGTCTGAAAGGTGCGCAACCTCAAAATACCCGGTGACTGCTTCAATGTTTGCATCCGCCATGCCATGTGCGTGCAAAGCCATAAGCTGCCCACCCCATGTGAGCGTCGATCTATAACCCGCGTCAAAGGAGGGGCTGACGCCGCCGCTGAACTCCTTGGTGAAGAAATCAAACGTCCCAAGCTGAATTGGCTCTGCTACGGGCGGAAGTAAAACAATCTGGCCGCCCTCAGAGAAAGGGTTAGCGCCAGTCAACGGAATGTCGCTCGTGGTATTCCCGGTGACGTTGGGTGTTTCGTATTTGTTGGCGAAGGTCGCAACCGTGCCATCGAAAGGATCACGGACAACTCGCGATCCTTCCGGCATAGCGGCATCGCGCTGCATGTCGCCATCGCCCGACCCATCCAGCCCGATCAGAGGTAGCGTGAGGGTGTTAGCGACGGACTGCGCGGGCAGCGTTCGGCGGCGGCGGAACCAAGGCTGGAACAGACTGTCATGCGGCTCGTAGAGAGGCAGCTTCGTGCTGTCTATCTTAAACGGCTGCCCAAAGCCGCCAGAGTTGTCGGCCATAAAGTCGGCCACCTTGCTTTGCAAGCCAAGAGCGTTTAGGGCGAAGATCGACGGGCCCGGCGTGAATTGAATGTGCCCTCCATTGGGCGGCGTTCGCGCTACGCCGCAATAAGCCAACGGAGTTCCCCACTCAATACCGTGCATCAGTACCGTGAGGATTGCATTTTTGATTTGCTGCTCTGTGAAATTGCTGCCAGCGGCAAGAGTAGTGACAAGCATCAGTTCTGAAATTGATGCCGATATTTCACGACCGTAGTTTGCGCCCGATTGGCCGCTGTCAGGCTCCCCAAAATAAATTGGAGACACCTGCTCGTAACCCACCCGGTCGGCAATAGAAACATTCCCCGCGCTGAGTTGTGGGAATTTCGCGACTGTAGGCCAAAAGCGGTTGAGCCGTGTGTGTAGAGCGGAGAAATTGCTCCACGTTATGTTATCGTCTGAATACGTTTGGCGCTCGGCGTAAAAGGTTTCGAGGTCAAAAGAATACAGTTGAGGCGTGGTGTCACCGGGCCACGTATAGGTCGGCCCAAGAACCTCTGTGCCTGACGGGGCCGCGTTTACACAATGGAGGCAAGCAAACTCGGTAAAGTCTCCGCTTCTTGACCCGTAAGAAGACCAGTTAGACTTGAGCAGCTTATCGCCGCCAGACAACGAGACGGAACCGGTTTCATTCAGAGCGGCGTCCCAGCCTCGATATCCCTCTCCAATGGCTTGATCGCCCAGAACGTCGGGGTTTTTCTGCAAACCGTTGACGACACGTGCGGACCCGTCAACGGATTGCGCGGGGGTCACGCTAGTTACGGTCACATTGCCATTGTCTACGACATACGCTCGGCCGGTCTGATCCAGTCCGCAAGCGACGGGCGCAGAGAAGTTAAAGGTGACGCCACCCATTGCAACGCTGGTAGCGAAAGAGCCTTCAAATCTTTTGATAACAAAGTTCGCCATTAAGACAACGCCACCGCAATACCGCATTTATTGAACAAGCCATTTGTGGCAGTGATTGTTGTGGTCCCCGCAGTTGCGCCCGTTACTGACGCAACGGCGAAAAATTCATCAGTTTGCGCGTCCCGCTCTGCATCTTCTGTTAGCCCGGACCATGACCAAGATGTTCCATTTTGCACCAGTGCGGCAGCAATAACATCGTCACTTTCGGATGTCACAGTATCCAGTGAAAGGTCTGTTGAGCTTGTGTTTGACGTTGCCGTAACAGGCGTTCCCGCCGTTTTGCCATAAGCGGCATAAGCGGAGATGGCGACGTTAAAGCGAAGGTTTCCAATTACTTCAATGTCAGCGGTTTCTCCCGACGCCACGTCTAGGCTCCAAAGACTGAGGTGAACGGGGTTTCCTGGTATGGAAACTTCAGCCAGTTTGCTTGCAGAAACGCCGCCAATTTTTACATTTGTGGGCTGGTCATATTGCACAACCACCGCGAAAACATAAATCGTCCGATCAGATGCGGCAGTTCCTATGTCCACAGAACTGAATGTGACATCGGAAGCATTTGCCGCATTTATCGGGAGTGGCATTTCTGTGAAAGCAATAGATGTTGGAGGAGCGGCGGTCGTGAAGGTATCCGAGGACACCACGTCAGAGCGGTTGCCAAACGCATCCACATGCACCGCGTCCACTTGGTAATCCGTCGAATGAGTTAGGCCCGTGAAGCTGCCCGCGTTGTTCGCATCTGCGGTCGGGCTGGTGTCGCTGTCCCACGCCACGCCTGCGCCGCCCGCACCCGCGATAAGCTGGTCATCGGTCAGCGCGGTTGCCGCCGAGGGACGCACGCCGAAGTAGATCGTGCCTCCTGCCTCATTCGACGTGACCGCTGTCGTGGCTGTGCTTTCGCCAGTTTGCGTGCCGGTGAGGCTGGACAGCGTGGGCGCGGTCGTGTCGAGCGTGAGAGAACCGGCCTGCACATCGCCCACGTTGCCCGCTGCATCCCACAGGACAAGCTGCCAGTAGACCGTTCCGCTTTGACCGCTCGGCAATCCGTCTGTGAGCGTCCAAGGCCCGCCGCCGACTGTCACGGCCTGCGTCTCGGCAGATAGCTGGTCGGTTAGTCCCGCGCCGCCTTCTGCCGCCGTCTTGACCTGCGCCCGGGTTGCCGAGCTCTGGTCCGTGCTGGTCCAGACAACGCCAAGCGTACTGTCCTCGCTCAAACTGCCGACGCCGAGCGTCACGCTGCCGTCGCTGGCCTGCGTGCCCATCGTCAAAGTGCCGGTCGGAGCGGTTACGTCATTGGCTTCGGTGATCTGAAGCGTGAACGTGTCGCTGGTCTCGCGCCCGTACCCGTCCTCCATCGTCAGCGTGTAGGTCGCGTCTGCGGTGATGGTCGTGGGTGTGCCGGTCATGAGACCTGCGCTGCTGATGGACAGGCCAGCGGGCAGAGCAGGAGAGACAGATACGAATGTCAGCGTGTTGCCGTTGTCCGTCCAGTTCTGGAGCAGATCGGTCGAGGTAATTGCGCTATCTTCGGGGAACGACAGATCAAGGTCCGCACCGCCGGTTGCCTGCGTGCGGAGAAGCGCCGACCATGTGAACGTGTCTTGCAGCGCGCGCCCGTATTGATCGGTTGCCGTCACGGTCGCCGTGCCGCTCGATGCACTCGTGGGCGTGCCCGTGATAGCCCCGGTGCTGCTGTTGATCGAGAGGCCCGCAGGCAAGCCACTCGCGGCGTAGGTGAACGTCAGGTTCGCGCCGCTGGCCGAGGCGTCGAGCGTGGAAATCGCGGCGTCCACCGTCCATGCGGACTGGTCTGCGATAGAAAGCGTGCCGGGGGCGTAGCGCGCCGGAGCCGAGCGCGTGACCGTCTCGCCGCCGTCAGTGACATGCAGATAAAGCAAGAAGCCATCTGCCGACGTGTAGTCAGTGGGGCTGCTGCCAGTGCCGAAGGTTGCCGCCGCGGCCGGGTCGCTGGAGGCCGACCACTTGACCGTCTCAGTCGCGCTCACAGGGTCTGTGGTGTAGCCGATAGACGCATGGCTGCCGATCCGGGCTTCGCCATCGGTCAGGCCGGTCAGCGTGACGCCGAAGACTGCCGACACGCCGCTTGGACGTGTCAGCGAAAGGCTCAATCCGAGCATGGCTTACTCCAAAGTCGCAGCGAGGATAAACACGTCGTCAATCTGCTGCGACGTGGCTCCGAGCGCCGTGCAAAGCGCGATGAAGTCGGCGTTCGCACGCTCGATTTCCACGGCCAACTCCCAGTCTTCCTGAACCTCTGGGTCTGCCGCAGCCAACGCCGCTTTCGCGTGGGTCCAAAGGTCGCTTTCGCCCCACGGCGTTTGACGGCAGGCGCGCACCAGCGCCAGCTTGCGGACCATCTGCGGAACCGGCGTGGGCGCGGCCAAAAAAGCATCCCACTCGGCCTGGATCTCCGCCTCTTCGGCGGGGGACAGTTCGACCGTCACCCCGTCCACGATCTTCGTCATCGTCATCAGGATGCCCTCATTCCGTACATTGTGATGGTCCCGCTTTGAATGTTGCCGGATCCGCAAAAGAACCGGATGCCATTGTGGACTTCATTCTGCGCGCGAACCCCCGCCACTTCGGTCAGGCGAAAGTTCGAGCTTGTGTGAACCGTGAAAGACCCCCGCATCGTCGTCCAATGCAGCGGCACGCCGGGGCTGGACAGGAACATGAAGCCCGAGACACCGGAAGCCACATCGTCCACGGTATCACCGATCATGATGCTCGTGCCGCCGGTGCTGGCCCCGGAAACGGTGGAGCCGACAACCGTCATGCGCGTGTAAACGTAACTCAGGGCAGAATTTATGAACGTCGATCCGCCGTTGGTGCTCAGCTGCACGTTGAACGTATTGTTGCCCGACGCCGGGCGCACGTTCTGAAAGGTGAAAAGATAGGACTCGAAGGTCGTCGAGCTGAATGAGGCTGACCCGAAAATGACTTCTGCCGCGCTGGTAATCCCGACCCTCTGGATCAGCTCGGTCCCGAGCGGGAGCCCGAACTGGTCCTCCGCCGTGCCCATCGTCAGCCACCCGTCGTCGGCGGCGTTGCGCATTTTCAGCGTGGCCGGCGTGGTGCTGGTGTCCATCCATTCCATGAACGGCACCGTGTCGGTCGGCTCGCTCGGCCCGGAATGCCGCGACACCTCCGCGCCGATCAGCGCGTTGAACCCGGTCCGAACGGCAAGGCCCGTGCCGTTCGCGACCGAGAGGCTTGAAACCTGGCTCATGGGGACACCTCGTCTGCATAAAGTCTGAGCTGGGACACGAAGGGCGTGATGCCGTTGTCGCTCGTAGTGAGCTGCGCGCGGGCTTCGATGCCGTGCGCCATCACTTCGGTCGCATCGACACGCCGCCAATCGGACCACGTGGGAGACCCGGTCGGGTCATCCGTTGTCGTGCGAACCTCGATCCAGGCGTTGACCTCGCCGCCATCCGCGCCGTCGAAATTCAGCCAGCCATCCACCAGCCCGAGCCGCGCGTCGAAGTCATCAAACGGGTTGTATGCGTCGAGCGCAATTTGCGTCCGCAACCGCACCCGCTTCGCCGTCGTCAGGTTCAAGCCCGACGTGAATTCGTAGGTGCCGGACGCTCGCACGATGGCATCGGTCCAGTCGAAAGACAGAAGCGCGTCCACATCCGTCACGTCATCGAAGTTTCCCGTGTCGCCCAGAAGGATGCCGGGCGTGGCCGAGATCGTGTCGAGATAGACGCCCGACTTCGCGCCGCTGAATTCATCGTCCTCCTGAAGCGACCCGGCTGGCGAAAACGCGATAACCTGTATGCCGTCCGTCGAAGCCTGAGAGACCGGCCCGAGATTGCCGGTGCTGTCGATGGGGCGCACGAAATAGGTGCCCGGCATCAGCGCCACCACGGCAAGCGTCGAAGCGCCGGGCACCGACCCTATGCCTCGGCTGGATGACCACTCTGCCCCGAACTGAGCCGGGGAGTGCCGAATAAGGATCTGCCCGCCCTCGCGCACGTCCAGCTCCGGGGCCTGCGTCCATTGCAGGATCGCCAGACCGCCCGCCTGCTGCACCGTCAGACCCGAAAGGGCGGCGGGCGGTGTCGAGAGACCGGCCAGTTCCACCTGGCGCGTCACGGGCGGGCCGACCGACCCCAGCGACGCCACGGCCCGAACCTCGAACGTCCACACGCCCGGTGCCGTGTCCAGAACGTCCATCGTCAGGCTGCGCGTCGTGCCCACGTCGCGCCAGTTGCCGCCGGGCGGCAAGGCGCGGACCCGGTATTCCGCCACGTAGGCCGACGGCGCGGCCACCCACGTCAGCGTCGCCATCGAGCGGACGCCCGCCCGCGTCGTGTAAAGGCTCTCCGACACTGAAATGAAGCCCGGCGCGGGCACGTTCCACGGCTCGGGCAGGTTCGTCTTCGGCGCGGCCGCGTAGATCTGCGCCTCGGTCGCGTCCCACGTGTAGACCAGCGGCGAGGTCTCGCGCAGGACGGCATCCACGAGGATCGCGTTTTCCTCGAAGCGCGCCGTCAGTTTCCTGACCTCGAACGGCTTCGCGGACCAGCCGTAGCGGCCAATCGTCAGGTTCACCACGTCTCCAGGCTGCACGCAGAGCCATTTCGCGGACCCGGTGAGCGTGACCGTGACCTGCCGCCGCGTGCGCTCCAGGTCGATCTTCGCGATCCGCTGCGCCATGCCCGGCGAGATCGTGAACGGCAGGTTGAGGTCGTGCCACGTCTCGACGCCTTCATCCTCGGCCAGGTAGACCGCCGACTGCACCGCCGGAAAATCGTCGGGCTGCCAGTCGTTCGTCGGGCTGACGAAAACGCCCCGCGCGCCGTTGCAGATCTGGTCGCCGGTCTCCAACGCCTGCACGCTGATCGGCCCGCGCAGGTCGTCAAGGCCGAAGTTGAATTCCGGCGTGCGGTAGGCCCCTGCCCGGATGCGATAGGGCGCGGTGTCGGTGATGCTGCCCGCCATGCTGGTCAGGAGCGCCCGGATGCGGTCCTGCGGCGTCGTGTCGGACGACAGCATCAGGACGCCGTGGCAGGAATACCTCGGCTCCGTCCCGCCGCCCGGCGTAGCAACGATCTCGTCGCAGATGTTCGCGGCTTCCACGAGGTCCGCCGTGTCGATACCGTCGGCGCTGTACGGGATGCCCAGACCACCGCGCTTCCGGTCCCATGCCATGTAGTCCGCGAGGCAGAGCGCGGGGTTCGTCGTGTACTTGAACTGACTGTCGCGCGGGTCGAAGATGTCGTTCTTCCCGACCACATCCGCCGAGACGTTCGGGATGCCCTGCGGGTCCTCGATGTCGTAGGCCATGCGCACGACGATGTAGGCGCAGCCCCGCAGCCGGTGGTTCGGCGTCCATGCCGGATCGAGAATGGCGTCGGTCGCGGGTTGGTCGTCATTGCCCAGAAACCGCTGGACGAAGCCGCGCCCGTTCCATCGGCCCACAAGCTGGGATTGCCCGATCTCTGCCGCGAGCTGGCCGTCGAAATAGACGCGCCCGATGTTCTGAACCCTGTGCCCGGCCAGCACCACGATGATTTCGAGGATCGAGTTGTCCGTCCCGTCCTCGTTGATGAAGACCACCGCGCCGCCCTTGCGCGCCTCGCCGTAGACGAGGTCGCGGGGCGTGACGGGGTTCCGCGTCGTGAACGTCCGCGGATTCAGCCGCTGCTCCGCCTGCGGCATGAGCGCCTTCGCGGCGGCCCCCAGCAAGAGGCTCGCCCCGAGGTTCAACGCAACGCTGCCGATCCACGTCGTGGCCACCCATCCGGCCACCGCGTTGACCGCCGCCGCGACGAAGGCCATCAGGCAACCCTCCAGGCTGCCACGGCATCCTGAAGCGGGACCATCACCAACCCGTCCTCGCCCAGAACCGCGACGGACTGACCGACCACGAGCCCCAGCGCATCGCCCGCCATCGCCACGTCGCCGCGCTGCGCTGCAAGCGGGGTCACGCGCGCGCCGAAGAGCGCATCGCCCATCTCGCCCAGGTCGGACCAGCCGAGCCTGCGCAGAACCTTCAGCGACCCCTTCGCCGTGGAATACCGCCCCCGCCACGCCTCCGCCGCGCTGGCGACCCTGGTCAGGTCCGCGACCGTATCGCAGACCCACGTCGCGCAGTCGTGCCGCCCCCACTCGAACGGGGCGCCCCGCGCGGCCTCCACGGCGGCGGCCAGGCGCTCGGGCCAGTCGAAGCGCCTCACGCGAGACCCCATGTCACCTGCCGGTCGACGATGCTGGTGACGAACTCGAAGCCCAGATCGCCGGGGAAGATCCGCTGCTGCTCCTCGTGTGTGTAGCGGATCTCGTGCGAGGCCGTGATGTCCCGCAGATGCCCCTCATACGCGATGCTGATTGCGGAGGTTTCGCCATCGTCGGAAATGCTCGGCACGTCCAGCCGTCCTTCCGCGATCAGAAACGGGCTTGCGATCAGGCTGCCCGCGCCATCGAAGAAACCCATCCAGACCTTGCCCGTCTTGCCCCTGCGAGCCTGCCCGAGCGCCGTTGACACAAGCGCCGAAGGAATGCCGGTGAGACCCAGCGTCCAGCCGGCCGCTTCCGCGTTGTTGCCCTCGGAAGGCGGTGAGAAGCCCGTGAAAAGCCCGTTGCCCACGAAGGTCCTGCCGTCCCACGTTATGTCCTGCCCGGTCGTCGTCAGACGCAGCGTCCCGTCTGCAAAGACACCCTCGAAAAGCAAGAGCGGTCGAACGTCGCCATTCGCAAGAGCGGCTGCGGCTGCGGGTGTCATGATGCGGGCCATTACAGCGCCTCTATCGCTCGGAAGTTGGCCTGATATTGGCCACTCGCTCCAATCATTACGGGCGCGGCGCTTTCCAACCGAAGCGCCACAACTGGGGCCGCAACCTCAACCGCCGCGCCATTGACGGGAGAGGATCGCAACCCAGGGGCAATCGAGAGCGTCAGCGTCGGCAGCGAACCTGAGACGCCCGTGATCTGATAGAGACGTGCATCAACACCAGACCCGAGAGACACGAAGTCTCCGACCTCCGGTGCCGCGACCCAGCCAGTCGTCACAAGGCTTGCGCCTGTCTGGCCGCCGCCGCTCACCGTAACCGTTCCCGTTCCCACATTGTTGATTGTCGGGTCCGCCAACGTGAACACAGTCAGCGACCCGCCAAGCCCGGACAGAAATGCGGACAGCGCCTTGGCCGATGCTCCAATCGCGAAGACCTCGATGTCATAGACCCACTGCCTGCCACCCCAGTCGAAGTTCTGGCCCTGAAAGGTGAACGGGCTGGCCGTGTATGCCGTCGCAGCGCGCAGGCTTCGGCTCACCATGCTGACCGCGCTTGTCGGGAAAACGCTCATGCTACGCGCCCTCGCGAACGATCCGTGACGCTGCTGGCCTGCACCGCCGCAGTGATCTGCGGAAGCCGGCGCTGAATTTCCATCCCGATCTGCTCGGCAACGCCCATCTGCGCGCCGCGCGCATCAATGGAGATCGTCACGTTGCCGCCCGAAATCTTGTCATTCGGGATGACGCGGCCCGACGAAGACGGCGCGAAGATTTCTGGGCCACGCTCACCGACAAGATACGCCTTGCCCTGGCTCACCGGCCCGCCCTCGGCCCGAGCGCCGCCGAAGATGCCGCTGAATGCACTGCTCAGAAGACCAGTGCCGCCTACTGATCCGCCAAATGGCCCGGAGCCAAACAGCGCCGCCTCAAGCGCAGCCCGCGCGATGGACTTCGCCAGATTGGCGAACGTCTCGGAAAGATCGTCACCCGCCACGATGGCATCAAGAATGCCGTCCTTGAGCGTCTGCGCCTGCTGATCCCAGAACTGCGCGGCCTCACCGACCTGCGTGTAGCGGTCGCGCGCCATCTCAAGAGCGGAGTTGTATGTTTCGAGGTTGATCGACCCCGCCGCCAACCGCTCGTTCAAAACCGCCTGCACGTCGCCAAATTGAACCGCAGCTTCTTGCGCCCGGCGGATGGCCTGATCTGCCGCCCGCATTTCTGCTGTAATTTCGCGAGCGCCTGATCCGCCCCCGCCACCGCCGCCGCTCCTGACGCTGGATGTGTAAGAACGCTGCGCCACCACGCTTTCCGCCCTGGCGTCCATCCCCGCGAAGCGGGCGGCATCAGGCCCGACAGCACCGCTATTCAACAAGGCGATGGCGTTGGCTGCTGCCCCTGCGTCATTCACGACGCGCCCTAGCTGTTGCGACGCAATGTCTGCAAAGCGAAAAAGCTCGGCAATCGCCGCGTCATATGTCGGGTCGTTCAGCGCCTCCAAAGCATCGGCCGCATCCAAGGCGCGATCACGTTGGACGCTTAGTTCTTCCTGCCCCGATGTGGCAAAATTCATAACGGCTGACGCCGCCTCACGAACAGAAGGTGAAAGAGACCCGAAAGCCGTTTCCACGGCGCGAAGGTTGCGCCCGCTGGATGTTTCAAGCCGCTGCAAGGCGTCAATCGCCGTCCCGACATCACTCTCCATTTCCGAGAACCCGGCAACCGCGCTTTCGACCTGATTGCGAAACTGGCTCAACGACACTTCGCGCAGCCCATCCACAACGCGCCTTATCTGCGTGTCCATGCGGCCATATCGTTCAATCAAAACCTCGACCGAAGCGCCCGCCAAATCTTGCGCGTCCCGCAAGCCCTTGAACGCACCTGACAAATCGTCCACTCTTTCGCTTACGTCGCGCGTGTCCCGCTCTAGGTTGAAAAAACCGGAGACAAGCGGAATCAGAGCGCCCGCCGCAACACCGGCGAAGATGCCAATGGTGCCGAAGGCTAGGCCGATGTCTGCCGCCTGGATGGACAGCGCCCGCAAGACACCGCCGCCCGCCTGCGCCTGCTGGAAAACCTGCGAAAGCTGTAGCGACGTTTGGCGAAGCGCATTTGCGTTGAAAGACCGGCTTAAACCTTGAGCGGCGACGGCTGTCGTGGCCATGCCCCGGCTCATCTGCGTGGTGGCCTTTGTGACCTGACCGCCAGTAACCACGGCCTGATCACCCATGCGGTCAAGGGCAACCGTACCCTGCGCGACTTGACGGCTATCGACCCGAAGGCCAAGTGTGGCGATATCAGTCATTCAGGAGAACCCCATGAGAGGCATCATTCTTGCGGCTTGTGTCGCCGCTTCGCCCGCCGCCGCTGCGCCGACATGCGAACAGGTCGGAGAAATCGCGCGGATCGTGGCGGAAACCATGCAGGCGCTAAACGCACCAGTGATTGAGATTGCCGAGGTTGTCGCCGCCGACTACACCGCAGGCGGAAGCGAAGATGTGTTCAACACAGTGATGCCAAATGCTACCGAGATCCGCTCGTCTCTTGCCGAACAGTCGGAGCGTCTCATGGCTGTCTTTTCCGAAACAGGCTGCGCGCCCTAGTCCGGTTCATAAGGCGCTTCGCCCTCGCTCGCCATGTTCATCTCGTCCGCATAAACCGCCGACAACCGCATGATCTGACGCCGCCAAAACGGCGCAACGTCCTGCATCTGCGCGCCCTCGACCCACGCAACAATCTCGGACCAGTTGAGACCGCGATATGCTGCCCCCATGCCAAACTCGACCCCAACAGACCCCGCGTCGTGCATCAGGTCCACCAGCCATTTCAGCGGCCCGACCTGCACATTGTATTCGGCCAATCTGGCCTCGCCTTTGTGGCGCGCGATCCATTCCCGCCGGGGCAGCGTAAAGTCTTTCGGCACCGCCCCAAGCCATGCCTCCTGCCGCAAGTACAAAGCCGCCTGACTTACGGCTTCGGCGTAAAATTTGCCCTGTTGAACACCTCCGCAGCCACCGCCGCGCGTATCTCGGGAATGCCCATGACGATCTCCACGGCATCGCGGCTGAATGGCAATTTTTCACCTTTCACGGTGAAGTTGTCAGACCATCCGCACACCGCCGCCCGAAGGACGCGCAGATCATTTTCCCGCACGTCCTTCGGCGTCTTGCCGGGATTGTTCAACCCCTTGAGGACCGCAGCATGAACGCCCTCGTCGTGCATCCCCTTCACGCGGAAGGTGATGGGCGCTCCGTCGTCGCCGTTGATGGTTTCCCCGTCGATAACAAGCGGCACGTCCACGCCGGCTTCTGCGGCCTCGCGGGTGTCAAACCGGCTCAGGTCCATCAGACTTCGTTCCCTTCGGCCACCGTGCCCGGGATGGCGCGGATCGTCACCGACCGGCGCACGATGTCGTTGGCCCCGCCATAGGACCGCGCCCACGAACTCACGTGAACCTGCATGGCGGTGTAGTTGCCCGTCTCGTCGCGGATGCGCATGGAAATGCGCGCTGCAGCCGACCCCTTAGCCGCGTCAAACGCCGCCTTCAGAATGACCTGCCCCGCGTCTGCCGGGTCGTCAGCCATTCCGGCCTCACCGCCGCCGGGGTCGAGAATACCACGAAACGGAATGCGCCCGTCTGTGATGCTGTCGAATTGCTGGTCTTCGTAACGGTTGCCGAAGTCGGGCACCTGATCGAAGCCGCCAACCGACGTGTACGTGAGAGCGTTGTATCCGGCTTCGTCAAAGGTTGCGGGTGCCGCCGCCGACACCTCGACCAGAACGCCCGCGACGGGCGTGAGAGTTACAGCCATTGTGGCCTCCTGTCAGTGATGGGTCGGCGTCAGGCCGAAGTGACCGCGTATTCAACGCGGATCTGGGTCATCCAATGGTCGCCAGTCGCGCGGCCACCGATGGAATAGGTGCGCAAAACCGTGACACGGGCCGTGCCCTGCGTAAGCGTCAAGTCTTGCGGGAAATGGTCGACAATGCCTTGGGCGCGGTCGATATAAACCGCCTCGTGCTGCCCCAACTCGTTCATCAAGTCGAGTTGAAGAATGCCCTGATGCCGAAGTGGCGTGGATGCGTTGACCCCAAGGCGATCGGGAACGTTTGGAAGATGCGCGACGCGGAGCCAGTATCCCGTTTGCTCTGCTGGATACCCCGGCCAAACGATTGTTGGCGCAGGGGCAAGGCTCAGGCCCTCCACACGCGCCATAAGCGCCCGGTGAATGTCCGTTTGCGCAATTTCAGGCATGTCAGCCCTGCGCCGCGATCTGCCGGATCACGGCATCCGCGATAGGCTGGAACCGCTGCACCGTAAGCGCCACCATTCCGTTGGGCGCTTGGTTGGACCATCCGTTTTCCAAGCGGTCTGCATAAGGCAGGTTATTGACCATGTAGATCACGTCGCCTGCCTTTACATTTTGCGTCGCGCTCTGAACCTTCGCCGTCACAACTGCGCCGCTCGGGTCCACTGCCTCGATTATGCCGCCTTGTGCCCGCCCGACCGCAGGCTGCCAGTTGCCGCGAAAGCGGCCAGTGTCTACCGGCGAAAGCAAGATCACGTTGGAAAACACGTCCAGCGTGATCTTCCGCACCGCCTGATCCATCTTCTTTTGCGTCTTGTCCGACCACCGGCGAACCTGCGCCGAAAACTGCCCGCTCATGCCCGCGCCACCATCTTGTAATGCGTCACCGTGCCCGCCGGGGCAAACCGGCCCGCATCCACAATGGCCAGCGTTCCAGCGCTGCAAACGACTTGGTCCGTGGTCATCGGCGTGATGCTCAACCCCTTGGCAGCGACAATCACCCGAAAATCCCCAGACTTGATCGTCGTGCCATCAATGTCGCGCAGATCCACTGGAAACACAGCCAAGCGGCAAGGATAGTCTGCGCTCGCTGCGCTGCCCGCCGCCGGGTCGCTCGGGCTGCCACTGGTTACGGTCGTTCTGCGGATGGTTGCCGCTTCTCCGAAACTCTCAAGGAGCGACAGCGTCACGTCCGCGGCGCTCGTGTAGATGCTCACGCCCGCACCATCGGCGACTGACCCGGCGCGGCAACGGTGTAGTTGCGCAAAAGCCGATCAACCGCGTCATATCGCGGTCGGCCCTGCGCGCCGGCATATTCCACCTCAATCACGTCCACTTTTTGACGCTTGATTCCGCCCGTGTAGGTTGCAAGCGGGTCAGCGCCGCCTTGGATCAGGTAAGCCATTTCCATCTGAGCGCGCTTGATTGCATCGGGAACGGTGTCCGGGTCGATAGGCCAGTTATCCACAAGCTGATTGACCAAGCGCGGCCAGTCCATCGCTTGATCCTGATATTGCTTCATCCCGACCCACGAATAGGTTGCGTTGATCGCAATGGCCGCACGACGCAAATTGACTTCGTTTTCCCCATCCGTTGCCGCAAGCGTCCAGCCCAGCGAAGCCGCGCGCGCCTGATACTCCGCGAGCGTGGCGTAGCTGTCCGCGTCGGCGGCGCCGATGGTAACGGTCAAGGCCATTGTCAGTCAGCTTTCTTGCGTGGTCGGCCAGGGCGGCGCTTTACCGCTTCTTCCCGCCCTTTTTCTTGTACGGCTTTGGCATTGCTCGCCCTCGGGTCATCTGCGTTCACGATCTTGCGCCGCCCATTGACGACGATTTCGATGGTCGGCAGTCGCATCAGAACGCCACTACAATACCCGTTGCGTCGGTGCCCGTACTGAGAACGCGCCGAAAACCGACATGCGGATGAAGAACCCCCGCCACGCACGCAGGCCAGACGCAGGATGTGCCATCGTCATATTCAAGCGCCACCGCGCCAGCTGTTCCGACCTGAAAACCACGCGCCTCGCCTTCGATCTTCGCGGTGTCACTCGGGGTCCAGGCCAGCCCAAAGACCGCGCCCTGCGTTTGCTTGCTCATGTTCGCCTCCGTTGGCTGGTCTCATGAAAGGGGCCGAGCGGACCCGGCCCCTCGCTCAGATCAGCCCATCAGGACCGCAGCGAAATCGCCCTTCCACACCTTCGCGGCGTAGAAAGTCGTCACGTCGATCATGGTCTTGCCATAGCCCTTGTAGACCGCGATCTCGTAGATCAGACCCGAGAATGGGTCCTGCACGGTCATACGGTCAACCGCGGCGTCACCGCCGAACGGCTGCTCCGGGGCGCGCGCAACCAGTTCGACCGCGTTACGGTGGAATATGGCATTTGCCACGAAGTTGTTGCCGATGGTCATTTCCACCGTGTCGGCCAGGGTTTCCACAAGTCCGGTCGGGTTCAGCACGATATTGCCAGACGTCGCCGTCAGGCCGGTGCCGACGATGTAGTTGTTGCTGTCGCCAGCAAAGGTCACAACGTCACCGGCCTTGATGCCGGTCGTGTTGACCGTGCCGCCATCAAGCGCAATCGTGGTTTCACCGATCGGCTCACCGCCCGCTGCATCGTAGCCCACGCCAGCGCCCTTGACATGCGACGCAACGCCAGCGCTCTCCTTGAGCATGACGCCCTGAAGATCCAGAAGCGTGCCCTGGCGTAGAAGCGTGTCGCCGCCTGCCTCGTTGGCCTTCTGCAACTGCGCGAGGTTGCGCAGCTTGGTGCCGGCCGTGGTGCTAAGAACCATCGAGACTTGGCCATCCATCGGCGTGCCGTTGTCCACGAGAACTTGGCGCCCCTCAGCCACAACGTCGAAGTTCGAGCCAAACGGGGTCGTCCCCGCCGCACCAAACGCACGAGACGCGCCCTGGTACACCTTCGTTCCGACATGGGATTCGATGGCGTTCGTGATCGTCCGCATCGCCTGCGCGATCTGGTCGCCGTAGATGGTTTCGAAGCCCGAGCCGTTGTTGACGTGGCGAATGTCCTCGCCAGTCCATGGAATCTGAACGTTGGCCACTTGGTCGATGGTCATCGTCTTGTTGTCAACCGTTTGGTCGTCCCCTTCGGGGATGGTCATCGACGGGGTGTAAGACGTGTTCAGCGTCGGCTTGCGGGTGAAGTGCGAACGCACCGTGTCACCGAAAGCGGCCCGCTCGGAGCCTGCGTTGATGGTCACAGACGGGATGAACCCAACCTGCTCGCGACCCACGATGTCGGCGGCTTTATAGATGTCTGCCGCCAGATCAGTCAGAACATTTGCCATGCTCTTTCCCTTGCTGGTTTGGCGCTCAGTCGTCTATGACCTTGCCGCCGGATTTGGAGAACTCGGCCCGCTCCGCGTGGTTCATTGCGTCCCAATCGCTTCGCTTGGCCGTCTTTGGTTCCGGCTTCCCGCCGTTTGATCCGGGCTGCTTCCCGCTGCCCCCCGCGCCCTTGTCAGCGACAAGATGCGGAATGGACCTGGCCAACTCTGCCGCCAAGTCGCTCAGGGTCGCACCGTGGTCGGCACCGCTGCCGATCATGGGCTTCCCGTCCGACGTGAGGACTTTCACGCCCCCATCATCGGAAAATTCGATGCGCTGCCGCGCGTATGCCGCCATTAGGTCGAGACCTTCCGGCACGACACCGGCTTTCGCCAGTTCTGCCTTGAGGTCAGAAACAGCCTGCCGTTCCAGCACGCTGCGAAACCGCTTTTCGGCCTCGGTCAATTTGCCTTCGTATTCATTCGCCATCGCGTCCAGCTTGGCCTGCGCCTCTTCCGCGCCCTTGCCGGTGCCTTGCGCCGCTTTTTCCAGATCCGCGATGCGCTTGGCCACTTCGTCGGGCTTGCCGAGTTTCGACCACGCCGCCGCGTTTTCGCGCTCTTTCTGGAGGGCCGATTTCAACCCTGACACGTCTTCGGGCTGAGGAATTGCGGCGAGGTCCAACTTGCCGTCTGCAACGTGGCCTTGCATCCACTCGGGCAGGCCCGAGGGGTCTTCGATGGTGATTTCCATGATGTTCGCTTCCCGCGATTGGTGGTGAGGCTTCCCGCCCCGGTCAGTTACGGACCCGCGTCCGCAGTTCTTCAAGGCTCAACTCGCGCCCGTTCGCGTCGAGCAACTGCCTGAAAGTGATCTTGCCTTCGCGCCAAAGGTCAGCCCGCCCTGCTCCTAGCGCCGCGTCCTGTTCCGCCTTGGACCGCCGCGACAGCCAACCCTCGAATGTCGTATCTGCGGCAACCTCGCCGTTCATGCTGGCCCGCGTCTGCGGCGGCAGGTCGTCCACGTCGATCCCGAGATCTCGCCAGGATTTCGTCTCGGGTCGAGACGCCGAACGGCACCCCCAATGCAACGCCCCCGGCCCTTCCAGCCACGGCACATCGTGGCCAATCGGTTTCTTGTCTTCGAGCCGGTAGCGCAGCCCGTCACGCACCATGCATTGCAGCGTCGTGCGGCTGTCCAAGGTGCTAGTCCAGACCACGGCGCCAATGATGTCTGCGTTCTGTTCGTAAGTCGCCTGTTTTGCCTTCTCTGCGACCGCCTGCGTAGCAGAACGCACCAAACTGTCTGCATGGCGGCGGGCGATCTGCATGAACCCCATCACCGGCTCGCCGTCCTGCGTCCCGCCCCGAACCCGGCGGATCAGTTGCGCGCTCGTCTGCCCCTGCGCGATGCCCGCCCGCATTTCGTCAGTGAAGCGTTGCAGAGTGTCGCCGGCCTGCCGGCTCCACCACTCCGCAACGGGCGCACCCTGCACCAAAACCCCGTCCACCAGCGCACGAAGCTGCGCCCGCGTGAAATTCGCCGCGGCAAGGTCAAACCGGACGCCATCATTGATCGCGCGCGCGACGAACTCGCCTTCTATGTCGGCCAGTTCGATCAGTTCGCCCCGCAACGCGGATGACGCCGACCTGTAACTTGCCCGGATGGTGTCGCGCACCTGTTCGAGAAGCGTTTGCAGACGCCTTTGCCTGTATGTCTCCCGCGCAACCCCGGTTGGGTCCACCCTGGCAATTTGCGCCACAAGTTCCCGCTCAAGATCAGCCAGAATGCGCCGGATCGCTCGCCGCTCACCTGCCTCAAGCCTCAGAAGATCAACCGCGTGCCGCGTGAACAGGTCCGCGATAACCTCGTTCGCACCACCTTCAGGCGGCGGCATCTTCTTCGTCGTCCTCCTGCTCGCCCAGGTTCATCGGGTCGCCCATCATTGAAGGCGGGTCCAAAGCAATCCGCTCGTTTTCTTCTTCCGGGTCAAGGTCCGACCGCAGAACGCCGCGCCGCACCATTTCGGCAAGGAATGTCGAGCGCGACAGGTTGCCCGACTGCACCGCATTGAGCATCACGCCGACTTCCTGCGCCGTCATCATGGACACGCCAAAGTCCTTGTTGACCGACACCGAAACCGTCGCATCACGCTCGCCCGCATATGCCGCCATCCAGACCAAGGCTTGCTCCAACGCATCCTGCAATGCGTCCGCGATGCTCGCAAGCTGGCTGGTTTCCTTGGCTGCGTCCAACGCCTCGCCCGTTGCCGATTGCGCCCGAGCCGCGAGAAGTTGCAGACCGTGCGTTTCCATCTGAAACTCAAGATCTTTCAGATCCTGGCGACCTGCGCCAATCGCCTGCCCTGAATGCTCAACCCACATCACATTTGCATCTGGGGCCGAGAAATCCATAGACCGCGCTGAACCTATGGCGATCGGGCTGGCTTCGCTGTCAATGCCCGTCCGAACAAGGATCGGCACGCGGGCAAAATGCAGAATGTTCCGCTGATCGCTTTGGCTCTGCCAGTGCGCAATGTTGATGTCGGCCAAGTCGTCCAGAAGCGGCTCGGCCTGCCAAAAGCCCTTTCGGTTTGCGTAGAACGGAATGACCGTGATTTCGGTCATGTCGGAATAGGTTTCTTCCCCGAACTGCTCCCATTTGCTAACGCCTGTTCCGCTGGTTTTGCGATAAATCCGCGTGCGAACCCGCCCGCCGTTTTCGCCGCGGATGTCCAGAACACGAACCTGCTCAATCTTGATGTCTGCGAACTCGTCCGACGGGTCGCGCTCGACCACCTCTTCCATCAAGCGAAGCATTGTCAACTTCGGCTGATTTCCGACTGTCTCAACGCGCCAACCGATGATATCTTCAACCTTTAAGTGAACGAGAAACGGGCGCAGGTTTTCCGCCCGCGCCTGAAACTGCGTCACCGTCCCGTTGCGCGGCGGCGCGTCCACCATGATCCACGACAGCCCGCAGCCCGAAAGCCCGTCCTCAAACACGTCTCGCGCCCATGTGGACAAATCGCGGCCCTGCAGATCCACGTTGTCCAGCATGTCTTCGATGGCGGACGGAGCTTCCACCGCCTCCACCGGCTTGTCGAACACGCGGCCCGTCATATCTCGCGCCGTCTTGCGGTAGCCATTGAACAGCCATGAACCGTTGAGCCGCGCCCGGTATGCTTCGTGGCTTTCGGCTTCGAACTTCGGTAGAAACCGCTCGCCGGCGTCGCGCATGGCATCTGTGCCGCCCATAAGCGCACGTCCCTTGCGGGAAGCGTCCAGCATCTTTTGAGATGCCTCGCTGCGCTTGGCTACGGTGTCGGTCAAAGGCGAAGCTCCGTCGTCGTGTGAACCGGCTTCACAACCGGCATCCGGTCGTATGCAAGATAACCGAGCGCATCATTGGGGTGATCGTGCCCGGTCGTCTTGTCTGGTTCGCCGTTCTTGTCGTACGGCTGCTGCTCAAGCGCCTCGGCCAGTACCGGACAAGCCTTGTCGTTGACCTTGAGCCGGTCTTTTTCAAACGCCGTGTTCACGGCAAGGATGCGGTTCTTCACTGGCGGGTTTGTCGGCTTGGCCCGCACGATGAACTTTGCCGCCTTAAGCAAAGCAATGTCGCTATCGCTTGCATTCACCGTCTTGCGCGAACCACCCGTCGCATCCGGATAGATGTAAATCGCGTGGCCAGGGTATCGCTCTCGAGTGGTCTCTATCAGCGCCGGCGTGTCGAGTATGTTCTTCAGTTCGTCCACCACGTGCCATTCCTCGCCGCGCTGCACCGTGACCGCAGAAAACATCTGCCCCACGTTGAAGTCCTGCCCGATGTGTAGCGGCTCGCTTGGCCTGATCGTCTCACCCGAACGGTGAGCTGCTCGATCGTAGCTGCGATAGACCGTTCCGGCCGTGAGATTGACAAAGCGCCCCTCAATATAAGCCGCGATTAGTTCTGCCGGGTAGCTGCTCCGCAGGTTGTCGATGTAGTCTTCTGGCAAAAATGGGTTTGAGTAAGTCGGAGCCTGGATGACTTCGTATCGCTCGTCGCCGTTACGCACCCATCGGTCATAAACGAACCGAAACCCCTCTGGCGTCGTGTAAGCTGAAACGCGGTTCACCGGGCTTGCGATGCCTTCCGGCTTCTGCCGGTTTCGAGCGATGATCTTGTTCCACGCCTCTTTCGCGTGATCGGGTTTGAGCGTGTCCAACTCGTCAACGTGGCTGCGGTATGTCTCATACCCGACGATGCGCGCCGGGTTTTCCATCGTTCGCAGCACGAAGTCACCGAAGCGGGGCCATGACGTGTAGACAATGTTTTCTTGTTTATTCCACTTGTGCGGAACACCGATTTCGCTGAGTTTCTCCGTGATCCTCGGGCCGGTGATAAGCCGCACAAGGTCATATGTGGGCGCATATAAGCCGACTAGCGCCGTTGATGAATGCGCCGCGTCTCCCATTGCCGCGACTGCCATGATTTCCGACTTCCCCGCTCCGAACCCGGCGATAAATGCCGGATAGGTTGCGCTCGATGTCAAAAGGCGCTCTTGCGGCTCAGTGAGTGTGACGCTGATCGGGTTGTGCGCGTTCAATATGCCACCCGTCAAACGGCGTTGGAGCGTCCTGCGGAGCGTCCGGTGCTACCGGAACGGGCTTGCCATGAGCGCGATCAAGGATGCTATTTGCCGCCGCCACTCGCGCGGTTGCCGTTGCATCTCGGTCCTGCATGATTTCTGCCAATGTCAGCAAAGCCTGTGGGGTGTATTCCGCGGCCATTTGCGCCAGCGTTTTGCCGACCTTGCTGGTCGTCTTGTTCTTTATCCCAGGCTTCCGCCCGGCCCCAGGCCGCTTCCCGCCGCGCCCGTTAGCCATTTTGATTTCCGTTGATTGAAGGCTTCCCGCCTGTTTATGCCCACATCCCACATTCGCCGCAGAAGTAAACCATGCGCGCACGACGTTGACCCCAAAGGGCATGTAGGCTTTGAACGCTGGGGGCTGGGCGTTGATGAGAGGGCGCGCTGGATAGGGTAAGCCGTGCTCGGGATGTGTGATGCAGCGTTGGCAACAGTCAGCCTGAGCCCGTTTCACCTGTCATTCACGTCACACCACCGGAGAACGGCTTACGCACCGGCAGCCACTTGACCCCGGTGCATTTTTGCCGCCGTTCAACCGCCCTGCTACCAAGCTGCGACGATATCCCGGCGAGTTTGGCAAGTGCCATGTCTTGTGCGTGGATACCATATCTTGCGGGCGCGTTCAATCACCCTGCTTTTTTCACATCGCCCGGATTGATCTTCAATTCGCCCAGCGGGCCGTCTGCCTCGACGTGAAAGCCCTCGGCGTCCTCCACGATGCGCCGGAACCTGGCTGTAAGGCCAGCCAGCGGACCGCCGATAATTTCGAGCGCCTGACCTACGTCAAAGGCGGGCGGGGCCTGCTCGCCGCGGTCCTTGGCCTTCTGGGCCGCTCTGTAAGCTTTGTCGGTCATGTCCTGAAATCTCCGCAGGTCTCTTTCCGCCGACCAACTCACCACAGTCATGGTCGGTGCGAGATATTTGATCTTGCGGCTTTCGTGGAACTGATGTGGCGACAGGCGGGCGAAAAGGTAGTTCGGCAGCGCCGGTCGCTCGTTCCAGATGGTGATGCTTTTGCGGCCGGCTCTTTTGGGGTCCGGCTTGCCTTCGAGGACCAGCCCGCACCAACAATCAGCGCCCAAGGCGCGCAACTCGTCGCGGACGCGGATCTCCTCGCCGCTCCTGGCGTAGCAAAGGTAAAGCGTCATTCCGCCGCCTCCTGCTGCCGGATGCCGTAGATGACCGTTGTATGGTCGCGGCCAAAGATGTTGCCGATCTGTTTCAGGCTGTAGCCGAGGTCGCGCCGGATACGGGCGTAGGCTTCCATGCGGGCGCGGGCGACGGGAGCGCGCCGCGATCTGCCGAGCAGGTCACGCGGCGTCAGGCCGTATTCCTCGGCCACGTCGCAGACGATCATCATGGCGGGGCGCGTCATTCGGACACCAGCGAATAGCGCCAGAAGCCATACACCTTGCGGCGCGTGATCCGGCCCTGCGCCCGAAGCGCGCCCAAATAGTTGCTGGTCGTCGTCCTGGAGCACCCGAGGGCCGCGGCCATGTCGTGCATCGTCGCCTCGGGGTGGCCTCGCAGATACTCGGTCAGTTCTTCCACGCGGCTCAGTCGGGTCGTGTGCCGGCACTGGGCGGTGAAGTAGATGCGGGAGTGGTCCCAGTGTTCGGAACAGGCCGCGTTTTCAACGGGCGCGACCTTGGCGTGCAATTCGGCGTAGATGTCTTCGGGGTGCTTCATGGCTTCCTCGTTGCAAGCGAAAACACGTAGCGGTTGCCCGCCTCGACGCGCTTGGACAGCACGCCCTCGGTCGTCAGGATTTTGCACCAGCGCAAAACGTTTTCTCGGCACCGGCCCGTCGCAGCCTGGATCGTGGCCGCGTCCGCCTCTCCGTGGCCGCGAATGATCGCGAGGATTTCAGCACGAACCGCATCGCCGCGATCCGCCAGCTTGATGTTCAGCGCCCGCAAATCGCTGTCCAGCGTGTTGTTCGTCAAATTGGGCATCAGTCTCATAACCTTGGCGCGGGTTGCGCCCATCGCCGCAAGTTGACGGATTTTCTCGCGCCGTTCCGTACGCTGACGCCGATTTTCCATGTTGCGCTGCTGGGTTTCGCGCTGCTGCGAGAGTTTTTCGGCGCTCAGCCTGCGATCCTCGGCCCAAGGCTCGCAGGGAAGTGACACGCGGGCGACAACGCTGATCCCGCTTTGGTCGGAGCGGATTTCGTGGTGACGGATCATCCCAACCCCCTTTCGCGAAGCGTTGCCTTGTCCACCAGACCGCGCTGCACCATCTCGTCCAGAAGCGTCGGCGTGACAGTGAAGCGAGATACCGCCCGCCCCTTGTTGATGTGATCTGCCCAATACGCCGCCCGATCCTTCACTTGCACAGTCTCGGACTTCGGCGCAAAAGCCTCGTCCTCCCATCGGCGTTGGTTGAGGTACGTCCCAGGGTGCAGCCAAGAGGCTTGCGGGTTCTGCTGGCGCCACCACGCATAATATGTGGCCACCTTGTCGCGGGCCTCCTTCCTGCGCGGCGGGGTCAGCTTGCGGTATGCCTTTTCGGCCACCGCCTTGCCGCTCTTGGCGCCTTGCGGAACTTGCGCCCAAAAATCGGCAAAGCCCGCGTTTCGAAGTGTGTCGCTTTCGGGGAAAAGATCAGTCATGGAACATATCCACAGTTTCTGCCGCGCTTTGCACAGGCATCTGTCCTTTGCGTTTTTTCATTTCCTTAAACCTTTGCCATGCTTGGCTTTTCGGTTGAGTCTGGCCTAGACCCTTGCACCAATAATCATTCCGCAAAATGCACTTCGCCATGCGGCGCCAAGACGGCGCCCATTGCTTCGCTTCAAGTTCTGGCGGGGCTTCGTCCGGTATTTCGTCATATCCTCGACGGTGCCAGCCGACTATAAATTTCTTGAACCGATCAACGTAATGTTCCCTCGTCGTGGGCGGCAGAGTGCGCAAAAGCATGTTGGTAAAAGACTGCCACGTATGGCCGGGCGGTAACGTGACCTTGTTATAGCCAGTCATGTTTCCGCTTTCTTGAATGTAAAGCGAACCGCTGTTCGCTCCGTTCACGCGCGCAACCAGCTTAAACCAGGTTTCCGGTTCAAGAATGTGATAGAGCCAAAGCCCTCGGCGCTGATCGTCGCCAAACGGCTGGCACAAGCGTTGATCTGACAGCGGAACACCAGCCATGTGCATTTTGTCGTACACAGCATTGTGCGGCTTTTCTGGATAGGCGGCATGATATTTCCAAATATCATTAGTAAGCCAGTCGTATATCGGGTAAACATTGTAGACTTTGCCAACGACTTTCGTAGTCCAGCGCCAGCCGTTAAGGGTTAGATTGCGCTTTTCCCAAGTGGCAATAGCACAGTAGCGGTGAAGGCTTTCCTGCGCTCGAATGCCTATAAAGCCCGCCGTTTTCTTGCCTTGGCTATACCAGTCTCCAAATACATGGATAAACTCTTCAAACTCTATTCCGTCGCTCATTTTGTCCATAAGAAACGGATAATCTTCAACGCTCTTGCACCCGTGCGGCTTTGGCCTGATCCAATCGCTTTCTCGGTCAGGATCCCACGCAATCCATTGCGGCTCGTAGTTCGTCAAAGCATTTCGCAACCGCATTGGAACACAAATCCAATGAGGATCAATGTTTTCTCGGTATAGATGAAACATCTCTTTCGCGTGCTTGATCGTGTCAGCGTATTGCGCCTCAAGATCGACAAACATGACGCCAACGCGCGCGCTGCGGCGCTGCGCTTCTTCCATCACAAGATGAAAGAGAACGCTGCTATCCTTTCCTCCTGAAAAAGCGATGTATTGGCGCTCTGTCGCGTCGAATGTCTGGCGGATACGCTCCCGCGCTGCATCCAGGACACTTTCGGTTAGGTAACGCTTGCCGCCCATCAGTAGATATCCATCTGACGATTGGGGTTCGCCTGATCCATGCTGACAGGCTCACGCTCGTTACGCTCCATCCACTTGTTAAGAGCGCGCAAAGCCGCTTCATCCGCCGCAAGCTGCTGTTCTTCAGTCAGCAAGCCATATCCGCCGCGAAACTCAGAAGGGATGCCGTGAGCGTAACACAGTGCAGCCTGTCCCAACCAAGCGATCCGGTTCATTGCCGCGTTTGTCAGGTAGTGTTCGCAGGAGTGCAACCATTCCGTTGTGACGCCCTCTAGCGCCGCTTCAAAAGCCGGAATATCGGAGAGCAGTTGGCGGTAGATGCTCCGACAGCTGTCAGCGGTCATGCCCTTCGGCGCGGTTGTGTTGTAAAACCCTGCCTTGGCGCACTCCCACTTTTCGTGAGTGTGGAAAATGCGGCTTTCGTCGTCTGTATTCGCGGTTTTTACCTGAATTTCTTCCGTTTCGTAATCTTCGCGACTACCAGACAAATCTTGAAAGTCATCAGGCGAGATACTGCCTTGAGGCTCCCAGGCGCACGAAAACTCGCCATCCGCGAAAATCTCCGCAAGCCCGGTGATCTGGCACAAGCGCAAAACTTCATCTTCGTCCATGCCAAGTTCTTTGCAAATCTTTTTGTTCGTCCAGTTCCTGCGCTTTAGTTCGATAACCATGTCTGACATGGCTTCGACCTTGTGCTTGCCGCGCGCGCGGTTGTGGCGAACCGTTGACGCCATGCGCTCTTCACGGCCAACCTGTTCGGCGCGAATTTGAACCACAGGCAAGAAACCCTTAACGCGCTGTTGAATGTCAGGACACTCCTTGCCGACGCGATGGCGGTGGAAGCCATCTACCACAACAACGCGGCCGTCCTCTTCGTTGCCAACAATCGGCTGAGTGTATCCGTCCGCACGAATTGACGTTCGCAGCAATTCCATCTCGGGTGGAGCAACGCTGTTAGGGTTGTAATCGTTTGCCGTCACGTCCTCTGCCGAAACCCAACGGACAAAGTCCACTGGCTCAGAGGAAAACGGGCTAATCTTGTGCAGTTTTTCACGCACAGCGTTCAAAGCGTGAATTTTTGCCGTGCTGTGCATGTCCGCAATTTGCAAGCTGATTTGATCAGCCAACGCGAGAATATACTTTGGAACGCTTTCCGATACTGACAGATCTAGATGGTCTTGCGTCATGTACGCCCTCCTTGGCGCCTCCCTATGGCGCGCGGTCAGGCAGGGGGAGAACCTGCTTTTCGGTCGCTATCCTAGACCGCGCTTTGCCAGCGTCCGCGAATTTCCGCCAAAAGTCCAATCACGCTTTTCTGTAACATTTCATGGCGTTAGGCATAGTTCCGCTTTCCGCTCGGGTGGCCCACCGGCCTACTCGTGCAGCAAGTTCGAAAACCAATCTTCAAGGGTGCGATAGTCGTCCTCATGGACCGCGCCCTTCCCCATGTTGCAATCATTGCACAGGACCTGCATGTTCGCAACTTCCAATCCCAATTCAGGGAAACGGCGGCGCGGCTTGATGTGATCCACCACAAGATGTCCATGCGGTGTGTCGCCGGGCTGCCAGCCACAGCACTGGCACCGCCTGCCGTGAATTTTTAATGCTTCGTATCGAACTCGCTTCCATTCCCAAGATGCGTAGAACGCATCGGGCTTGTGCGCTGGCGCACGTTTCTTTTTTTGCGGTTTCCGCTCCGGTTTGTTTTCAACGCCAGGCTGCGCAAGCGCAAGATTTGCAGCTTCAACAAGCTGCGCACGTCTTTGGCGCTTTGACGCGACCAACGGCTTTCTAAGAAAAGGGGTCAATTTTTCAATGACCAACTTTGTCGGCGGGTTTCCATATGGGTGACCAAAATGCCGCAAAGCCTTTGAAACGATGTTTCTGTATGTGTTTCCGTTCATCTATCTTTTATCCTGTTTCAAACCCTATCTAAGCCGTTCCAAAGGACAGAATGCGACTTAGGGCCGGGGATTAAACCCAGCCAGCCGCTCTGTCCTCCGGTATCTTGCCTCAAACCCTAGAGCCAGGCCGCACCTTACGGACACGACGCATAGCCTCTAGCTGCGCCGATGGCCCCCATTGCTCGCCGCCCTAGATGGCAGCGGGTGCTTCGACCGTGGGGGCACCCCATAGGGGAATGCGTGGCCGTGCGCTGGCACCCTTCCTAGTAGCGCGTCTTGAACCATAACCTAGCAAGTCGTCCCGCCGTTATGGTCTGCATGGGGAAAATGTTGCGGGCAGACACAAGATGGTGTATCTAACCCTTGCGGCCACCGTCCTTCCCCAAGAACGTATGTGGTCGCATGGCGGCGGTTGAGTGTAGGAACTCCCGCCGCCGCTTTTCTTTCTAAGCGATGAAACCCGCCAAGGCAAGTCTCAAGAAATTTCGCCGCGCTTCTCGATCACCCCAATCGCTGCCAGCGCCGCCTGGGGGCTGTTCACAATGACCGCATGACCCCGCCAGTCGCGGTGCCAGTCCTTTTGTGCGGGGGTAAGCTTCTGCGCGCTCGGGGGCTTGGAACCGTCCTTTACTTCGAGAAGGTAGGTAACGCCCCGAAAACCCACGCACAGGTCAGGGCATCCGCCACCAACCCGGTGAAGGTGCATGACGGAAGCCCCCACGTCCTTCAGCGCGGCAACCACTTCGCGTTGATTGTCGTCTACCTTAGCCGCTTTCAACACGGGCCTCCGCTTCCATAAGTCGAGCCTTTGCCTTGACCCATTCCTTGTGCGCATGATGCCGTGCACGGGTATCTCCGCGCTTCTCTGCGTCGGCATACTTGCGGCCGGCCAAGACCGCCTCACGGCGGCGCAGAAGGGCTATGTGCTGGCGCTCCGTGCGTGTCATTGCTCTTGCTCCTGAATTTCGTCGGAGGTTTTGTCGTTCAGGGCGGCGAAGGACAAGGCACAATCGGCGCGCACGGCACCCGCGTCTATATTGTCGCCATAGTCGCAATCTCCACACTTGGCGCAGACGTTTACAGGCACCGAACACACGCAGTCGTCCGCACATCCGGCGTGCGCGCCGCCATAGAATTGCCAGTCGTGGCCATATTCACGGCATGGCCCCGCCGCTATCTCGCGGCGCAGCGCGGCAGCACGTGCTTCGACAGCCTCTAATTCCACAAACAAATCACTCATCATTCTTGTCCTCTTATGCGCGGAAGGCGGCGGCGATTTCATCCAGCAATTCACTATGAATTATGGAATTATTAACCGCAGCTATAATGCGCCACCGCTCTGCCGCAACGGCCTCGGCCTTCTCGCGATCTGCTTCGGAGGCGAGGATGTATTCGCGGACGTTGCGTCGGTCGCTTGGCTGCCACGGCCATACGCCAGTGATGCAATAGCCCTTTATGTCAGGCTGCACCCATATCCGTGCCGGTGCTTCGCTCATTCGCCTTCCTCCGGTTCCGTCAGGTGAACGCCCTGCTGGCGGTAGTGCGTGTGCATGGCGTCCATGTATTCCTTGAGTTCCGTCGTCGTCATGGCGCTGGTCATCGCAAAAATGCCGCGCTCGAAAATGCGACATTGCTGCTCATAGGTGCGATCAGCCCCGACCTTGTTCCACACCCACGCGAAAGCCTCGTCTCGAAGCCGGATCGGCAAGCCATAAACCTTGTGGCATTCGCCCTTGACCTGCATCGCGGTCTGATCGCCGTAGTGCTTGGCGATGTCGTCATACCAGCGATGAAGAAGGGCGTTCTGCGAAAGAGACCGCTTGCCGCCCCTTTGCCACGTCACCGTGTAGGGTTGTTCTGCCTGGGCGATGAAGGCAATGACGTTCGCCATGCCTTCACTGTCTGTCACGTGCCAGCGTTGGGGCTTCATTCGGAGCGCGACGCGTCTTTCTCGTCCGACATCATCTGATAAATGTCAAACAAATTGCTGTAGAGATCCGGGTGATTGTCGCGGAACTTCTCGATGAACATCGAATTGCGAGACCACACGCCATCCATGCCCGCTGAGGTTTTGACCTCGCGGAACTGTTCTTCAATGGCCCGCGCAGCTTCCTCGGCAAGCTGACGCGGCGACATCTTGGCGTCCCATTTTGCGCCACGCGGAAGTCGGATGCCGTCACCGCTCTGAAACTTGTCGTCAATCCTAGCGGCATTGTCCCCGCCCGTGCGGGCATTGCCCTCAACAGTTTCTTCTGTTGTGATGCCAAGGGCTGCGGTCAGGGCATACCGCTTTGCCACCTGCACCGCCGCCTGAAAAGCCTGGGCGTCATCAAGGCCGCGCTGCGGCATGGGCTTGATTGGCCATGGCATCACCTCTTGCGCGCCATCCTTGTGGCTGATCCGTGTGTAAAGCGTTGCGCCCTCTGGCCACTGCGCCACGTCAAGCCCAAAGGCCGACAGGACCGGATTGATTGCCGCGAAAACGTCCGAAAGATCCGCGTAGCTGTACGAATACGATCCGCCCGCCTTCATACGAACGGTAGCCACCCTGCGGCGCGGAATGTCGGGAAACTCGCCCCGCGCTCGTGCCTTGGCTGCGTATAGCGCCGCCATTGGGTTCCCGGTCGGCGCCGATTGCTTCGCCCGCTCGAACTCACGCGGCGTCAATTTCTTGACTGTGCTCATCTCATCCTCCAATCTTCAAGTTGCCCATAGCTTCTTGACGCATGAGCGTTTCTCCCATCGCGCGCAGAACGTCGTCAAAGCCCCATTCTTCGCTTGACCGCTTGTCGAGGGCGTCGTGGCACGCGGAACAGGCAAACACAGCGAGATAATCCGCGGGCTTTTGAGCCATCCCAGCCCATCCGAACATGCGAATATGCGCGAGCACGGTTGTCTCTGGATTGTGGTTGCAACAGGCGAGCCGCAACGTGCAGGTCTGACCGCGCGCGGCCTTGCGTAGCTTTGTCATATCATCCTCAGAAAGCCCGCCCGCCGCCGAAGCGACGGACGGCAGTTGCCGCCGTGGGACAGTGCAGAGCAACGGCGGGGGAAATTGTGCCGGGAGCGGGCGGGAGGAAGGGAGACCCGCCCCCGGCTCCGCGCGTGTGGGGATCGCGCGGGTTCTGTAAAGGCGCGCTCACGACGCGGCCTTCGTTGATGTTGGCCAGCTTGCCGCGGGCACGGCGTCATCCGTCGCAATAGCAATCCGCGCCGCGACTCCTGGCGATGGATTGCGCCGGCCATAGCGCAAGTCCGTGATGTAAGGCTGCGACACCCCGACCGCTTCGGCCAAGGCTCGCGCCGTCATTGCGCTGGTGCGCAAATATTTGTCCAAGTGTGTCATGGGGCCAATATGCGTTAGCAAATTTTTCCCGTCAAGCGGAAATTAGCTATTGCCATTCCGCCGCGCCTTAGCTAACGTCGCCCCATGCAGCGGCACCCCGCCGCCGATGGAGGACACAGAATGACGGATGAACATGAAATCGGCGTTTGGAAGCGCCACGATGGAGGCAAAAGCCCCGTGCCAATTGGGACCATTGTAGATATTATGTGGTGCGACAAGACCCGCGCAGGTATCAGTGAGGGGCGCGAGAACACTGACAGCGGTGTAAAAATTGCATGGGGCAACGTCACCGCCTACTGCGTCGTCAAGCTTGCGCCGGTGACTGTGACGCGGACGGGCGATTGCTGGGCGTATCATTACAATGGATCGCCGCCCGGTCTTTGCACGCAGGAGCTTGGTGATAAATGCGTTCTCGGAACGTACAGTGCCACAACCGTTGATGGACGGCCGACCCGCATCGTCTGGGAAGCTGACGTTTTGAAAGCAGACCAATGACCATGTGCCCCAGCTTTCACCGCGTTGACATGGACCCGCACGCCTACGCCGGCGAACCCCCGACCATGACCGCAATCCGTCTTGATGTGTCGGAGGCCCAAGCCTACCTCGCCCGCGCCGTGGATTACGCCGACAGCCATTGCATTGAGGACCACGCCGCGGCAGCCGAAAGCCTGCGGGACTTGGCGACATGGGCGAACGAGGTGGCGCAATCCATCGAAGACAGCGTGAAGGAGGCGGAAAGATGAATGAGGAAAAAAACAACTGGCCGGACTGGCTAAAAAACGCCGACACGGAAAACGCTCAAGTTCAGATTACCGAGTATGGCCGTGTGATATGGCACGGTGGCGTCTGGCACGATGGCTTCTGGCACGATGGCGTCTGGCGCGGTGGCGTCTGGCACGATGGCTTCTGGCGCGGTGGCGTCGACAACCCGACGCGCTGCATGTTTCCTGTTCGCGGCAGCGGCGACCGCATAATGATCGGATGTCTGGAGTTTGCCATATCCGAGGCTCGCGCGCTGTGTGATGGAGGCGACCTCCCCGACGAAGCGCCGCCACGGGATAGCGAGAACGGGCGGCTTCTGCGCGCTGCTGTGCTGGCTCAAATCGCTTGGCAAGAGGCTTTGCAAGACAATGTAACGGAGGCCGACCAATGACCCTGATCGAGAAGGTGGAGCGCGCCGCCGAGAACGCAACGCCGGGGCCTTGGGTTGCAAGGTTTTGGGACGGCGATAAGTGGCCAGAACGGCGATGGTCGGTCGGAGAGGAAGATACGGGCGCGGCAATATGCGTAAGCCCCAGATACGCTGATCCGACGGACCTTTCCGATGCCGACTTGATCGCCCTCGCCCCTGACATGGCCAACGCGCTGCTGGCTGCGGAGGAACTAATTTCGTGGGTTGAGGGCGCGCTTGAGGAGGGCCGTTTTCGCCCCACCGATGAGGATGACGTAGCGGCCGCCCTCGCCGCCTACCGCGCTGCGATGGAGGCCAGCCAATGATCTGCTTTCGAGACATGACGTTCTGTGATTCCGACTGCACGAACACCGCCTGCCATCGTCACTTCGGACCCGACGACAGCGAAGCCGCCCGCGCATGGTGGGACCATGACCCCGACAACGCGCCGATCTTGTTCAGCGATTTCAGCGCGACGTGCCCTGGTTATACGCCACCGGAGGCCGACCAATGACCCCGCGCGACTGGCTGTTCGACGCCCTCGGCGCGCTTGCGATCTTCGTGCTGCCGTTCGGGATTATGCTCCTATGACCCGCAAATTGCGCGTTCTCGTCGCTTGTGAATACAGCGGGCGCGTCAGAGACGCTTTCCGGGCGCTTGGACATGAGGCTATTTCCTGCGACCTGCTGCCGACAGAAGCGACAGGGCCGCACATGCAGGTTGACGCCTTGACTGTCTTGCATTGGGACGCATGGGACTTGGTGATTGCTCATCCGCCTTGCACGTATCTATGCAACAGTGGCGTTCGCTGGCTTTCGACTGATCCTGCGAGATGGGCCAAAATGCGCGATGCGGCAGTGTTTTTCATGCAGTGCCTTTCGATGCCGAAATGCCCTGTCGCCGTAGAAAATCCGGTAATGCACGGGCACGCCAACATCAGAAAGCCGGATTTCACCGTACAGCCGTGGCAATTTGGAGATCCGGCCAAAAAACGCACATGCTTCTGGACACGCGGCCTGCCGCCATTGAGGCCGACCAGCGACATGACCGCCGCCGATGCAAAACCCGATTGCCACCATGCAAGTCCTGGCCCGGATCGCTGGAAAGAACGCTCGCGGACTTACCACGGCATGGCCGCAGCCATCGCGCGGCAATGGTCTGCACACATTCTGCAAGCGGAGATCGCGCTATGACCTACCCCTACCGCCTCGACGGCGACACACGGTCGGGATCGCCCTATCTGCTGCCAGAAGGAAACGTCGCCATCGCATTCAGCGGCGGCAGAACAAGCGCCTACATGCTGCACGAGATATTGCAGGCCAATGGCGACCTGCCCGAGCAGGTCATCGTCAGCTTCCAGAACACCGGGCGGGAAATGCCTGAGACGCTGGACTTCGTGCAGGAATGCGGCGAGCGGTGGGGCGTCAGGATCGTCTGGCTGGAATACCGCAAAGAGGAACCGCGATACGAGGTTGTCAGCCACAACTCAGCCAGCCGGAACGGGGAGCCGTTTGAGGCGCTGATCCGCAAGCGAAAATTCCTGCCGAACCGCGTCGCGCGCTTTTGCACGGCTGAACTAAAGGTTCATTGTCTGACCAGATACCTGCGCAGTATCGAATGGGAGGGTTGGGCGTTAGCTCGCGGTTTGCGCGCCGACGAAGGGCATAGGCTCAAGTCGGCGGCGCCCAAAGAGCGTTACACTTTTTGGCATCCGCTGGCAGACGCTATGGTGTCCCGCCGCCACGTGTCGAAATTCTGGGCAAAGCAGCCGTTTGACCTTCGCTTGCCAAATGTGGACGGGCGAACGCAACTCGGCAATTGCGACGGGTGCTTTTTGAAGTCCGAGGCGGCCCGCGCTGCTCTGGCCCGCGACTACCCCGAGCGAGCGCAATGGTGGGCTGACATGGAGTCTCTGGCCCAGTCCATTAGCAGCCGCCCAGACGACGCTCGTTTTCGCGAAGACGGCACATGGGCGGCGCATATGGAGTTTGTAGACCGGCAGGGCGATTGGATATTCGACACCGAAGGCGCGCTATGCCAAGCCGACGATGGGGAGTGTACGGGATGACTTGCGACACACGCCCGCCTGAGCGCCCGGACCTTCACGCGCTGGCCCGCGATCCGAACGTGACCGACGAGCAGATCGCAGCGGTCGTCCGTGGTGCGCTCAACGCACCGGATCAATGGCTGGCGGATGAAATCGTAAAAGCGGTGAAGGCGCGCAGGCCATGACTGCCTATTTTCGCGAATTGCGCCGTCGCTTTTGGGAAATCGTCTGGCGCTGGATTGTCGGCCCGGAGCGGATCGAAATCGAAGACCCCGAGGATGCGGAGGAGAAGTGCGAATGACCGACAGCATCGAACTCACGCTTCCCATGCGCTTGTGGCGCGAGCGCGAGGCGGAATGGACCGCCCAGGGCTGGATGATTATGCGCGTGGCCACCTACCGCTCGAAGGGCGAGCGATGGGCGAAGGTAACGCTGACAAAGGAGGAAAACAAATGAGCGAGACCGACATAAGCCGGGAGGCGGTGGAGCGCGACGCGCGCTATTGGTCCGATTGGGCCGACGACGTAGAACGCGCGAATGGCGCTGGTGCCGATGTGGCGAACATGCGCGAAATGATGGCGCGAGTCTTGGCCCTCCGCGATGCCCTTGACCAGATGGAAGACAAATACATCGACATGATGGCTCAGCGGACCGCCGCAAATCGCGAGAAAGCCGAGGCCCAACTTGAAGCAAGCGCGGCGAAATTCCGTCTTGAGTTAGCGGAGAAGGCATTTGCCCCGGTTTTGGACTGGTATCAGTCTGACGAAGAACACCTGCGCCCTCTTGACCAAAGAGTCGCAGACGCCATCACAGACCTTCAAGGAGACCGCGCTTCACTTCTTCAAGCCGAGCGCGAGAAGGTCGAGGCCGTGGCGGCAGAGCGGGAGAGGATCATCGCGCAATTTCATGACGTTGTAGACGTAGAACATGGGCTTCGAGACATCAACCTTAACGCGGGTTCAGACGGTTGGAAGACGCACAGCTACACAGCCGAGCGAATTAATTTGACGATAGACGCCATCCGCTCGGAAGACACCGAATGACTGACGATCTTTACGACCGCGCCAACGACGAAGCGCGCCATGCACATCGGGAACTGATCGAGCGCCTGCGCGCGGAGAACGAGAGGCTTAACGAAGTCATCTTTGGCGTTGGCGTCAATCTATGGGACCGGGCCGAGTTGTCCGAGCGCGATGAAGCCGGCAACCAAACCATCCTGCTTTGGCACCCGAGCGGGATGCCGTGCGCTACTCTGAGCGTTGCCCAGCACGCTCCCGGCCTCGGCGCTGCACATATCGAGCTTTTAATATCAGATCTTGCCGATGTGTTCATGGCACGAGAACGCGCCCGCGCCGCCCTGAACGAAAAAGCCCCCGCCGATGGCGAGGGCTTGTGATGCTTGACAAATATCGAGGCGCGCGAACGGCTACTTGCCGCGCATGTCGGGGCAATGGGTATCGGTCTCGCAAGGGGGTGCGGGAGCTTTGCGATATGTGCGGCGGGACAGGACTAAAGCGGGAGTGTCGTCGCGCCGAGTGCGCCGAGTTTGGTTGCGGCGGATACGGTACTTGTTACGAGGATGGCCTGAGACCCGCGCCGAAATCTTGAGCAATGACGAGGGTTGACTACATCCCCATGAACAGCCCGCGCCGCAGCACGATCACGCCGCGTTCGCCGTCAGCGACATCGACGTGATATTCCTCAGCGATCCAGCCGGGCGCGACTTCATCGACCGTCACCCGCTCGCGTTCGCCGTCGATGTTGATCGTGGTGGATAGCGTCACCCAGGCTTCCCCGTCTTGAAGCGTGCCGCCCCACCCGTTCGACGCACGCGCGCTGTCGTTGAGGTATTCCAGCACGGCCATGTCCTCGCTCTCTTGGCGAAGCTGGTATTCGTCGCTACCGGCTTGCATGTAGGCGGGTGCGTCAATGGTCTGCGCGTGGGCCACTGCGCCGGCGAGCACGATCAGCATAGCGATGATGGTGGCGCGGTATAGCAGCTCTCGTCCGAACCATTCGGGGGGCATGGTCAGTCACTCCCTTTCGCGCGGCAACCATCCACCGGCGAAGGTGGCTGCGCCGGTCAGAAGACTTGCGATTGCCGTTTCCAGCATTGAAGCGTTGGTGAACATGCCGAGCGCCGGGAACTGCGCCAGGATGATCGGGGCGAGGAACGCGCCGAAGGTAGCGGCGAGCGCCGCGAACGAGACCTTGCGCGTGGGTGCGGAAGTCGGTTGGTCGATAAGTGCCATGATCTATCCTCCGAAGATGGCCGTGAAACGGCGCCAGAGCGCCGCTATGGGGTTGCTGGGTGTCGTCGGTGCCGCAGGGGCGGAAAGGCGCTCAGCGGCCATCTCAAGCGCCGCAGCGCGGATGTCGGCCACGCGGTTGCCCCAACCCGCGCCAAAGGTGTTCCACGTGTTCAGCCGCTTGAGGAAACCCAATCGCAGATCGAGCGCGAGGTTGATCGTCCGCAGCGGCGGGGAAGCCTTGGCAGCCGCGATGGTATGCGGCCCGATCTTGCCATCCACGGTCACGCCGAGCGCGCCTTGCAGCCACTCAGCGCCGCGCCGGGGGCCGCTGTTCACCGCGCCGTCAAAGGCCACAAGATCCAGACCGGGCGGCAGGTCATCGCCGCGCACCGCGTCCCAATAGCGAGCCTTGTAGATCGCCTTCGCCTCGGCTTCCGTCAGAGCGCGCACATCGGCTTTCGTCACCGGACGCCCGCGCCAGTCGGCAAGCGTCTGGTGCGTGATCCCCATGTTCGTCGCGCCGCCAGGGTCCCGCGGATGGTCCACGTAGCCACCCTCCCACCGGAGCGTGACGGCCATGCAGCGGTCGAAGCGCGTCATTCCCGCCTCCGTATTTCAAAGATCAGATGCGGGCTTTCCTCGAGCACCACCGCCCGCCCAAGGTAGGTCGGGTCACAGTCAGGATAGGTGATCTGCAGGGAAAACTCCGCGATGCCCTCCACAACGCGATTCGGGACGATGAAGGCGGAAGGCACGACGGCCCATTCGCCGGTGAGCCGCTGGGGGAAACGCTCTTCCCTCGCTTGCGGGAAATACGTGCGGCTCGATGCGTCCACCAACACGCGCTGCGCGGTTGGCGCTCCGCAGCTTTCCCCGGCGTCAGTGCGCCGCACGACATAGCCATATTCGCAGGCTTCTCCCACATAGCAAACATCCTGGATGTATGACCGCAGCACATCGTATTCGGCCACCGCAGGCGACGGCTCCATCGCCGCCACACGCTCGCTCAGACCGTTGATCGCTTCGATGTTCTGTTGAAGTCGCTTGCCCTGCTCAATTTGCGTGGCGATGATTTCCTCAGTCCCGACCAATTCCCTAAGCGTGGTTTTGATCTGCTTGCCACCAAGCCACCACAACCCAGTGAGAACGAGACTGAGCGCGACAGACGCCGACACCACAAGGCGCAGGTGCTCGCCCAAGGCGCGAATGAAGCGTGCATATGGCGTCTCGTCGCTCATCGCTCACCCCGGCCGATCAAGCTGGCCAGCGCCTCGGCCCGAGCCCTGAAACGCGCCGGCGTTCGCACCCCGCGCGGTGGCACCCACGTTGGGGCTGTCGTCCGTCGCGGTTTCCTCTGCGGGTTCCTCGGTAGCGGCTTCCTCAGCGACAGGCTCGCGATCCGCCCCCGTATCGCTTGCAGGCCAGATCACGCCGCCGCCTGCGCATCCCGCCAGAAGTGAAGCGAAAATAACTGGTGTCAGTTTCATGGTACACCTCATTAGATCAGCGCGACTCCGTGGAGCAGGATGTGACTGGCGCAAGTGAAGCGGGCGTATGGGGGTTCGTGGGTCATGCTGCCTTCACGTCGCTGGGATCGGCATTGCCCAAAGCATTCACGCAGCGCAGTTCGACGTTCTCGCCTGCGTAGCCGGGGATCGTAAAGTCATCGCCGTTGACGGGGTAGCTAAGGCCGCTGTCCGTCCATGCGCCACCGTTAAGCCGGTATTGCACCGCTTCGATGAACCGGCCCCCGTTGTCGGGCAGCGCGGCTAGGGTCACGAGACCGGCCCCCGTCAGCGCCCAGTCGG